GCTGTTTGAGAGGTAGCACTGGGAGCGTAACCATATAAATAATTGAGCCTCGTAGACGGAACACCCCAACTAACATTATTACTTGCAAACCATCCTGTAGAAGAAGGAAGTATCAGTGAAGTGAGAGAGGAGCAGCCGTTGGCATAATAAGCCATAAAATTGCTACCGACACTCGTCAATCCAGATGTATCTGGTACGGATAACGAAGTGAGGGAAGAGCAATTATAGGCGTAATAACGCATAAAATAATTGCCAACACTCGTCAGCCCAGAAGTATCAGGTACTGATAATGAAGTGAGAGAGGTGCAGCCGTAGGCGTAGGCACACATAAAATAAGTCCCAGCACTTGTTAATCCAGATGTATCTGGTACCGATAATGAAGTGAGAGAGGTGCAGCCATCGGCGTAAGAACGCATAAAATAATTGCCAACAGTTGTAATTGCAGTAGCAGTAGTGTCCCAATCAACAACAACCGATGCTTTTATGTTTGGCAATACCGCCGTTGTGCTCGAACTCATTCCAGATAAAGGCGTTCTGAATTGATATACCTTACCCGCCGTCAGTGTGCAATCCGTAGAAAGCCAAGTGCCAGAAGTACCCTCACGCCAAGTAGTACTTTTAACCATCGACTTGGTAACCGAAGTTGCATCACTTGCGGTTGTAATCGTGGCAATTATTGCATCATAAGCTTGTGTCATACGCTCACCTCGTATCCTTTACCGCCCAAGCCCAACGCAAGGGCGGTTTCATATTCGCCACGATTACGCCAAGCTAAACAGTTCTGTGCCGAAGTCGAGTTTGAACGTGTCGCCACTTGCGAGCGTGACTTCCGAGCCGTAGTCGAAGAAGCAGATGACTTCCTTGTTGGTCGCGCTGTCGTTGTAGATGACGACGTAGCGGAACGGTCCGACCGAGCCAGTAGCGGTCATGGTCAGATCGGTCAGCACGAGTTTGTACGTGCCGCTGGACTGACCGGAACTTGACGTGGTGATGGTCATGCCATCGAAGCCGGTGGTGATGCCGCCGGTCAGGTCAGCCAGTTTGGTCGTGCCTGCTGCGGTCGGCGCAGTGTTGGTGAGCGCCACTTTGAGCGTGTCAGAACCGAGATTGTGTACCTTCTCTGCCAGCGCTTCTACGAACGAGTTTACTTTTGTGTAAGTTGCCATTAGTTATTCCTCCGAATAGTTATGATTGTGTTATCGGCGAATTGCCGTTATTCCCTGCTATATGAGCCGTAACGAATTACGGACTTTGGATACATCTCGCTCAACTTGCCAATCGTGCCAGTCATGCTTTTCACCTCACTCTATGCTCATAGCAGACCACGCGGAAGATGTACCGCGCGGGGTCGCCGTATTTCTCGCGGAACAGAATGCGCGTCCCGCTAATCGGGTCAGCGGCAATATAGTCATCGCCCGCTTTCCCGCACAGTAATATCCAATGCTGCTGAACCGCGCCGCCTGGGTAGTAATCTACCTTGACGATAACGGGGATGCCCTCCGCCACCCGCGTGTCCGCCAGTTCGGTAAATCCAGTGCCGGACGTTGCCCCGGAAGAATCCGTGCCAGGACCGCCGCCAATTGCACCCAGCACCAGCGATCCGCTCGCCGGGCTGCTGTCTAGTGTGATTTCCGGGCTGGTTGGCGTGGCGTCCGATGAGTAGGTCTTATACTGCGTCACCGGGCTGGTGGTGTTATGCCCGGTCACTTCCAGTACGAACATGATCTGCTTGGTCCCGCCGGGCCACGGATCAACCGATACTGTCCCGCTGCCCGGCGTTGCTCCGCATTGGGCATAGTGAAGCCACATATGGACAGTGGCAGCCCCGTCAATTTCAACCCCCACACTGGTCCAGTCGCCCAGGTTCGCGCCGAAACTGTCACTGACGGCATCTGTCCACCCGCTGCCGCTGGACGCCAGGACAGTATGAACGATGACTAGCAGCGCATTGGCGGACGGCGAGATGGACGCGCTGTTTAGCTTGTCCCCCGTCTGCAGCGTTTGGGTATCCAGCAGGGTGGGGTTGCTGATTGCCATTGTTTATCCCAGGGTTACGTCCAATGCTCCGGCTGCGATCTGGAAGGTGTCGCCCGCCGCCGTGACTTTGTTGGCGGATACGGTGCCTCCCATGAGGTAGTTGCCGGCAGATAGGGCATCCCAAACACCAACACCGACCACCGTTCCCCATGTGGCGGTACACGTGCCGAAGTCAATCGCTCCGGTGTTTTGGGTTGCCCCGCCCGATGCTGCGTCCCAGCCGGTGCATTGTTCCCGTTCATACCCGGTGCCGCTGCACTCAGTGCCGTCTCCGGCACTGGTTGGGTCTGCCTGGTGGAGGGATACATAAATTGCCGTCCCTGGCGTGGTGTAGGCGGTGTTGCGCAGGGTGTGGTCAATCAGTTTGCCCGCCAGGTAGTTGCCGCACGCCCCGCCGATGGAGATGTCAATCTCCCCGGCGGCAATGCTGAACGTGTCCCCGCTGCCAATTATTTTCGAGGCGGTCAGTTCGCAGTAATACAGCAGTGTTCCGCTGGTTGCGCCGTGACAGATGGCAAGGTGGGTGATGGTTCCCCAGTCGCCTGTGGCTGTCGGGAAGGTCACGGCGTTGGTGTTTGCCGTCACGCGGGTGGTGCCGGGGGCGTTCCATTCCGCCGTTCCCTGTAATTGGACGCGGGCATACCCGTCACCCGTGCATTCCGTGCCGGAAAAGTCGTCCGCCGGGTTGCTGGTGAACAGGGCTGCATAGACCGCCGTGCCAGGGCTGGTATAGGCGGTGTTCCTCAATACATGGTTCAGCCAGGCGTTTTCTAGTGCATCGCTAATGATTCCAGTTGTCATAGTTGCTCCTTACACAAAATCGTCATGACCGCCGCGCGGCTCCATTGCCTGCGGGCGTTTGTAAGTGGGGGTATAGACGGAGAGGAATGTCATATTGCCATCTCCGCCCAATCCTGCATGGTTCCAAGTACGTCAGCGTACATGGTGGCGTGCATAAATCGGTTGTGTTTGCTTTTGTTCTTGTCCCACTTGTGGACGTTCCAGCCGGGGTCAATAAACTGCGTTGCCTCATAATACGGCGTGGGTGCAGTATTCCGGCAGGGTCGGTTGTCCGGGTCGTATCCCATCAGCGACATGGATGCCGCCTGTTCCCACCAGCCATGAAAACGATAGCGTTCCAGCCCCCATATTGCGTCCAGCATCGGAGTCATGGCTTGCGTCACATACCAAATGCCGTGATTGGGGACTTCCCCGTCACCTGTCTGGTGCTTGACCATTGACTGCCAGTATTTCGGGTCGTGCTGCCAGTCCTCGCGGCTGTCCACGATCACCACATCGGCGTCAATCCACAGGGCGGCGTCATAGTCTTTCAATGCCTCCTGCAGCATCCGCACCTTGTACCAGCTGGGAGGGCGGGCTGTGCCAATTTTGTCAGCGACAATCACATCGTATCCGTGCCGGGCGGCAAAGCGCATGAATGACGGCATGGCAACGTCCAGATATTCGGCGTGCTTGCCTGTGCCAAATGTGCAGATGGCGCGCTTCATGCTGCCACCTTGCGGGTTGCAACCGTGTCATCCGCCAGCTGTTCGCCAATTTCATCCAGCACCGGCTTCCAGTATTTTTCTGTCACCCGGTCTGCATCGTAGGCAAGCGCACCCTCCCGCGCCCTGGAGCGGTAGTCCTGGTTGCCTTTCATCTGGTAGGCGGCTTCGTAGGCTTCAAGAATTGCCCCGGAGCGCGGGTAGTATTGGTAGGCTGCCAGGGGCGTCCAAAATGGCTCGGCGTCCGCCTTGCTGACTTTCCAGCCGGAGAAACAGAGTTCACCCATGCTTGTCCAGTCACCCACCACCACCGGGCATCCGCAGGCTTGCGCTTCGAGGATGGGAATACCAAAACCCTCACCCATACTGACGAGGGTCTTGACATCAAATGCGTTGTACATCGCTGCCATGACGGCATCGGGGAAGCCCAGCATCTGCAAGTAGGGGTCGGGGAAGCCGTAGTCGCGCCCTTCCTGCAAGCCCAAAAAGCGCAGGTATTCGGGCAGGTTCACGCCTTCCATTTCCCCGCGCTCGCTGCGGTTGGTGTGGAGGTATAAAAAACAGTCGCCGTGCCTTTTCTGCAATTCGGCAAATGCCTTTAACTGCGGCATGAATGCTTTTCGGCTGGGTGTCCCTTTGTTCGCTGCGACCATGCCAACAATAAATTTATCCTGGGGGAATTGCACCGCTGTGCGGGCTTCCGCTTGATCCATTGGCTTGTATACGTTGGTGTCGCAGCCGTGTGGGACATAGTAGCAGTCCAATCCGGCATCGTGTACCATCTTTTCACCGAACCGGGAAAAGACAATCCGCTTGAAGGCTGCTGCCGCAGCACGCTTGACGGGTGCTGGCAGCGGTTCACTGTCCACCGGGAACCAGGGTATCCAGGGGATGCCGTGAACGTTGAGGCGCGGGTCAATCACCCAGGCGTCAATCAGTGAGAGGATAATGTCGGCATTGGCGTTCCTGGCG